AGACAACAGAAGAGAGGTCAGCGGCCATCAACACGGTGTGCCAGCTTGTGGCGCTCGTCAAGGACGAGGTGAAAGAAAAGATGTACCTCGATGCGCTGCAAAACCAATACAGAAACAAAAACCTATGGACGACCGCCATCAACCAGGCGAAGAAGTTGATGCAAGCCAAAAAGGTGTTGGACCAATCGAAAAAGATAGACCGGGACCTGTACACCAAGTACGGGTTCTATGAGGAGTACAACGCGTACTTCAGCATCTCCGCCAACGGTGGTGGACCGGTTCAATGGAGTAACTTCATAATGATACCGATGTTCCACATCAAGGATGCGCTCAATCCGAAACGATTGTACCGTATCAAGAATCAGGACAACCAAACAGAGATTATCGAGATGAAGCAAGAGGACCTGAGCTCACTGGCGAAGTTTAAACAAAGAGTGGAGGGTCTGGGCAACTATATCTGGTTGGTAACAGAGAAGGAACTCACTAAGTTGAAAATGTTCCTGTACGCACAGACGGAGACGGCCACAGAAATCATACAGCTAGGATGGCAGCGCAAGGGGTTCTTCGCCTTCGGTAACGGCACATTCGATACGGAATGGCACCCGACAGATGAATACGGCATCGTGCGTATGAAGGAGGGCAATTACTACCTACCTGCAGTCTCGTCAATTTACAAAGAAGAAGTGAACCTATACCAGTTCGAGCGCAAGTTCATCCAGACGAATTTCTCGACAGTCGGTATACATGAATTCACGCAGAAGTTGATCGCGGTATTCGGGGATAACGCCAAGATAGGCATCTGCTTCTTCCTTGCCACATTGTTCAGAGACGTGGTAGTCGGCACGACGAAATCATTCCCGATACTGAACTTGTTCGGGCCGAAGGGGTCCGGGAAATCTGAACTGGGCCATTCGTTGATGTCGTTCTTCATCATCAAGAACACACCGCCGAACATCCAGAACTCGACTATCGCGGCCATGAGCGACACAGTGGCGCAATGCGCCAACGCACTCGTACACCTGGACGAATACAAAAATACAATCGACATCGATAAAAGAGAGTTTCTGAAGGGTCTTTGGGATGGAGCGGGACGAAGCCGTATGAATATGGACCGGGACAAGAAGCGAGAGATAACGAGAGTGGATTGCGGGGTCATTCTGTCCGGACAGGAGATGCCAACCATTGACATAGCATTATTCTCGAGATTGATATTTCTCACCTTCAATAAAACCGAATTTACCAATGACGAAAAGGCGAGATTTGCCGAACTCAAAAGGATGCGAGATATGGGACTGAGCCACATCGTGCTGGACGTGCTCAAATACAGAGCGACAGTGGAGACGACATTCAGCGAGTGCTACACAAGATGCATGGCAGACCTGAACGATGAACTACAAGGCCAAGGCATTGAGGATAGAATTCAAGGTAATTGGGTGATACCGCTCGCCATTCTGAAGTGTTTGGAGAAATCAATTGAATTGCCGTTCAGCTATAATGAACTGCTGAAGGTAACAATAGAGGGTATCAAACGGCAGAATAGCGAGTGCAAGAGAACCAATGAACTGGCCAATTTCTGGAATGTGTTCGCATACCTGCTTCAGGAGGGCGAAATATATAGTGAGGGTGACTTCCGCATAGATTACGTACGCTCATTCAAAAGCAACCTGACAAAAGCGGATATGGAATGGGTAGAGCCCAAACCAATACTGATGATGCGTAAAAACAGAATCTTCATGCTCTATAAGAAGTTCAGTCGGCAAGTGGGCGATACAGCGCTTCCGCCGGAATCACTGAAATTCTACCTGGAGAACGCAAAGGAGTATCTGGGAGTGAAGAACTCGGTACGATTCAAGAATATTGTGAAGGGCGTTGAAATGACAAAAGTTATTCCCGTTACCGGCAGTTCACCGCAAGTCATCAAAACTTCGACAGTCGATCAGGCCATGTGTTTCGATTACGAACTGCTTGCGGAGAATTATGGAGTCAATTTGGAGATTGACAACAGTGGCAGAAACGAAGGAACAGAACAAACAGAATCGAAAAAAGCCTATAAATACTAGGATACATCATAAATAGCTCGTAAAAGGATGCGGACGTCGGGAGACGGAAACATCCTTTTTTTATGCCCAAAAGGCAAAATTAGGAGGTTTATTTTGGGAGCAAAAACGCTTCTACACTTTCTACACTTTCTACAATGTTATGAATGAGGCATTTAAGTATGTAGAACACCTTCTACATTTCTTCTACAAATTTCTACAAAGGGTGAAAAAGGTAGGGTGAGTTCTACAACCTTCTACAAAAAAGACCCTTTTTCTACACTCTAAAAATGCTAAATGCTTGATTATTGGGAATGTAGAAAGTGTAGAAGCCGTAGAAGCCAAAATATGTGTCATATCTCAGAGAACATTTTTTTTTGTATCGCAACAAAAAACGATAGTTTGTCCGTTTATTTTATTTTCTAATAATAAACAAAATAGAGATAAGAATAGGATAATCAAAGAAAAATGCTAAATTCGCAGCGATTTTGATTTTTACGAAGCTTATGAGCCAATTTCTATTCTACTTGAGATTGGAGCCGTACCTCAAACAATGGCTCCAACATGCACTGGGCAATCCGGTGCAATTCCCTGCGAAGTCCAACGAGAACGCCATCATACGACGATTCCTCACCAAACGCCCGGAGGGCTCAGAACCTCAGACCGCACAGGATGACCTGACCGCAATCGTTATACCGGATAGCAAGGCGAAGCCGCCGCAGTATTATAATTGGGTAGGACCATCGGCAGCTAGAGCAATCACAGAATGCATTGAGGACTTGTTCCGCCGGAACTTATGGACGGAGCTGGATGCGTTGGATGGCCACCCATGCGGCGTGAATAAACTGATTGTAGCCTGGTGTGAAATGCACGGCATCAATGAGGATCATTCCGAAGCGGTCCGACAGAAATATTACAGGATGCGCAAGGCGTATACAGAAAAAGGTATAAATCTTGTTAAATCCACGAGAAATCACACGGATGATGAACCCGATATTGAACAACTGCGAACAATATTATACAGAAGAAGATGAATCAGATTTCCTATATTAATAAAGTGGCCATAGCCATAGCGGGCAAAATGACCACAATACGCCACGACAGATGGGCGTGGGTAACAGCGGGCGATACATTCACTGATATCCCCATCAAGGGATTGGCCACGTTGAACGTGGAGGAGACTATCGATGATAAAGCAGTGATATACACGTCTACATTGACTATGACCGTAGACACGGATAAATTGCCTCAATTGGATAAAGTAGCCGTTAGAATGCGAACAGTGAACGGCGGTAGCCTGCTGATGGGCGACGAGCATCGTCCGTGGGTGCAGTGTACCGTGAGCCAAAGCCATCCGGAGAGCGTGGGTAGCCCATGCGTGACGACGGTGAAAGCCGTTTGGACGGGACCGCGAAAACCGGCGGTGCTGAAGTAGCGTATTTTTATATATAATAAGGTAGGGTTAATTTCGTATCAAACGATTTGCGAAATGACATACCAACTCGACATTGACGACGACATCGGCACGTGGGGCATCAGTAAGGCCTACGTGCGCGAGTCGTTGGCGGACTTCCAAGGCAAGCCCGTCAACGTGCGCATCTCATCTCTCGGCGGTGATGCGATGCATGGACTGGATATCCGCCAGCAGTTCATTGACCATGGCAACGTGACCGTGTATCTGCAAGGGTGCGTGGCATCAGCAGCCACCATTATTGCAATGGGCGCCAAAACGGTTAAGATGTCCAAGTATGCGCTCTTCCTCGTGCATCAGGTGAGCAGCCGTGTGGATGAATGGGGCACATACAACTCCGACGAAATCCAAGAAATCATCAAGAAGCTCCAGGAGAAGAAGGAGCAGAACGACAAATTCGACAGAGTGCTGGCCAGCGTCTACGCCAACAAGTGCGGCAAAAAGGTGGAGGACATGCTCGAAGTGCTTCGCGAGGCCAAGTGGCTGACCGCTCAGCAGGCACTTGAATTCGGCTTCGTGGACGAAATCACTGAGGACGAGGACGAGCAGCGCATGAACTACGCCGGTCTGACACATAAGATTAACCGAATGGGATATCCGGCTCTTCCCTCCGATATGGTGAAGGGCAAGGAAGGATTATTACAAACCATTCTGGGAAAAGTGCAGGTCATTCTCGATGAAATCGGACAAAACAGAAAAGGTAAAGAGATTAATCAGGATAATCAAAATCAAAATGTTATGACAAATAGAAATGAATTCAAGCTGGTCAATACAGTGCTCGGCTGTGAGACGCTGGCATTCAGCGAGCAGGGAACGCTGTTCAATGAATCGCAGGTGCAGATGATTGAGGCAGCGTTCAAGAAGAAGGACGAGGATGCTGAAGCCTTACGCAAGGAGAGAGACGAACTGGCCGCACAGGTGAAGAATCTGCAGGAGTCAACCGCCGAGAAAAGCGTAGAGGTAGACAACAGCCAAGAGGACGAAGAGGACGTGATAGCCGACGCTCGCAAACTCTACAACGCCGTTAGATAATCATAGTGCCATATAATTGTTATTATTAATTAGTTATTAGTTTTATTGTTTATTGTAATGGGAAAGGTTAATTTTTCAGACCAGGATCTGGCAAAGAGCGCCATTAAATATCGTCAGCAACTGCTGATGATGGCGGTCATTGGCATGGAAGAGACCCTGAAGTACATGACGCTTCGACCGGGCGTGCGCTACAAGGAGGTAGTGGGCGAACTGACGGGCGACATCGAAATCGGTCCGTACAGCGAGACGCGTGTGGACGATAGCGACGTGAACATTTCAAAGAGAGAGCTCGAAACGTACTTAGGCTCGGTAGTCAAAAATTTCTCGCCAAACAGCGTCTACCAGTCGTTGTGGGGCTCCAGCATCACCAAGGGCGAAGCGCTGAAGGACACCGAAATCACGAAGTTGGTACTGGCGTATCTCATGAAAAAGATTTCCGAGTCCTTGAACAAGAACGTCTGGGGAGCGAAGAGAGTGGAGGGCGGTTCCAAAACCAGCGAACTGTTCGACGGCTTCGATACCATCGCAGCCAAAGAAATCGCCAGCAAAACACTGAGCACCGACCTGAAGAATCTCTATGTGTTCGAGAGCGCTGTGGACAAGACCAACGCCGTGGATGCGCTCAAGACCTTCTACCGCAATTCGAGCGATGTGCTGCGCGGAGAAAAAACAAACTTATGGATCCCATACGATGTGTACGACGCATACGTGGATGACTACCAGAGTACCGTGGGCGCCACTCCTTATAACAAGGAATTCGAGAAAACTTTCCTCGAAGGCTCGAACAACAACTGCACATTGGTTCCGATGTCAAACAAGGCCGGCTCGAAGTACATTCAGTTGTCTACACAGTCCAACATGCTGATTGGTGTGGACCAGCAGTCAGACCTCGAACAAATCACCGTGGAGAAGCATGCGGCATTCACGCTGCAGTTCATCGCGACCATGTTCTTCGGTTGTCAGTACGAATCCATCAATAAGGAGAAACTGTTGGTGGGACAATTAATCTAAAATTGAAGCGATATGAATTGTAAAACATCTCTATACAGTTCGCTGAATTGGTGCAAGGGGCAGACCGTGCTCCCCGGCATCAAGCCAGCGGTCTACTTTATCCCTAAAAAGGATATCGTGGCGTGGCCTACACTGCCGGACTTGAATTCTGCCAAATCAATGGCTGAACTGGCCACCTATTCAGGCGACTTCACTTTGGCCAGCGATAAGACGTGGCTCACGCTCGAATCGCTCTCTACCAAGTCTGCCGTGACTACGGAGACACAGGGCGAATATCCGTCCGTCACAGCACTGAACAAAATCAGTCTGAAGTTTCCGGGTACGGACGAAGAAGCCACCGGTTTCTGCCGTCAGGCGATGGCCGACGATTTGGTATGGCTGGTGCAGCAGCGCAATGGCAAGTACCGCGTCATCGGCTCAGAAGAGTTCGAGAGTACAACCAAGCCGTCACAGGCGCTGGGCGAGGGCAATACCGGCGAAGCGGGCACCACTATCGAGGTGGAAGCTACCGACGTCTGCCCGGCTCCCTTCTATGTGGGCGAGATTGTGACAGCGGATGGCACGATTAACAGTTCGGCCAAGCAGGAATAATAGTACACAGGTGAATTAGAGCTTTTTTCATAGGATAGAATTTTTTCATTTTTGTTCTTAATTTCAAGTATCTAGTATCGAAGGGGTGCCGGCGAGAGTCGCCGCCCCTTTTAAATTGGAAGAATATGGATAACGAATTGACCCAAAGAATCAAAGCATATATTGAGGCAGAACCTCAAGACAGAGACGTGGCGGCAGGCGCGATGCTTCTGCTGCAGATGAACCGCAACCGAATCCTCTTCAACAACATCCTGCGACGACCGGATAAGTTCGCGGACAAGTTGCTATATGAACTGAAAAAGTACTACCGCATCCGTCTGGATAGCATGACCGTGGAGGACGTGGCGAACATGGATAAATCGGTTGTGCCGGCAGCGCAGGAGACACTGAACGCAGGCGCTCCTCAGATTGACTCGGACAATGACGTAGCCCAGGAGGGCACGGTGGCCCGCGGCAAGCGCGATGATCACGATGAACTGCCCGAAGAGATTCAGAAGTTGTGGACCGACGGCGCGGAACTTTACTATAAAATCAAGGCGCTCTTCGAGCAACTGAAGACAATGGAGGATGCTCCTTCCTGCGACCGATACGAATACCTGGTGCAGCTCAAAGAGGCGGATATTCGATACCGTGAGAATCTACGTATATATGACGGGTACAAGCAGGGAGACGAAGTGACAGTGAGCGACCCGGACGCAGCGGCTAAGAAGATTTCCGCGGCCCGCAAATACATATCGGTGAGCAAGGAGAAACTGGCTGAGCTGCGCGATACAGACGCGGAGAAGTATGCCACGCTACTGGCGAAAGTGCAGGAACGAATCGACCTACTGAAACAGTTGGGTGCGAACATCGAGCAAGCGCAGGCTGATGAACTGAATGAATTGGGCCTGAGTGTATGAGTCGCAAGCTGGTAGACGATATCATCCGACCGCTGGCAAAGAATCCATTGCAGGCCTATCTGGATAACCGCATCCAACTCTTCGACGTGATTGACAAAATCCTCGAGGAGACCGGACCGGCTAAGGTCTACATATCCACATTCTCCACGTCAGAGGAATTTTTGCGGCGCATCTACCGCCTGAAGTTGGAGGGCCGCATACAGCGGGCTACCATGCTGGCGGACCTCAAAGCCTCGAGAAAGACGGTGATACTCTACTCGCTGATAGCCCATACCTTCGATGAGTGTTACCTTGCCGAGAATCACAGCAAGGTAATTCTCATCGAGAACGCCCGCTACCGCGTGTCTATCTGCACGTCTCAAAACCAGACGCGAGGCAACCGCACCGAATCGGGCATGATTAGTACGGACCCGGCAATATACGAGACGCTGCTGGAGCAGTTCAGAACTATAGTGAATACCAAAGCAATATTATTGGATGGACTTTTCAACGGAACAGATATGCAGGGTGGAGGAGCTGGCTAAGTTCCTCACGCCTATATCAGAGATTGCCATTTTGATGGAGGTACCTCTCGACGAATTGCGCCTGGCTATACGGGACCACAGCAGCGCGGTCAGCCGTGCATACTATCGGGCAAAAGCGGAGACAGCGCTTGCTCTGCGAAAACAAGAAATTGAATTGGCAAACGTGGGCTCACCGCTGGCGGTACAGCTCACCACAGCCTACATGGTGAGTATGGATTCAGACGAGGACTTGTAGTATGGCAATACCGGCGACGATTGATGTATGCGAGAGATACCTTTTTGCTGACGTCAGCGAAATGGTAGCGGAGAATGTGCCCGAAATCATTCAGAAGAGGCTTCTGCGACTTCGCGACTTATATAACTACTGGGTGAATTTTCCAAGTAAGAAGGATATGGATATCGCCGAAGAGGACATGCGGCGAAACGGCATCGGCAAATCTGCTGCCTATGACGATGTGCGCATACTGAAGAAACTCCTGGGCAACTTCGCCAAAACAACCAAGGACTACCACCGGTACAAGTTCACGCTCATGATTGATCAGTCCTTCGAGATGGCCAAGCGGACAAAGGACGCCAAGGCGATGGCATCGGCGGCAAACTTCTATGCAAAGTACACACAGCTGGACAAAGAGGACGAAGTGGAGAGAGGGTATGACCAAATCGTGGTGCAGCCCTTCGAGCCGACAGACGACCCGACAGTGCTCGGCCTGAAGCCTATCCCGAACCTTCGCGAGAAAATCGCTCGAAAACTCAAGCAATACTGGTCCGAGGATATGCAGGAAGTGTCATTTGAGAGCGCTGAATTTGACAAGGATAAACTATTCAACGCCAGCGATGTAAATACTCCTACTTAAAGCAATACTTCAATGAGACAATATTTCAACGACCCGCAACAAGAAGTGATGTTTACAGGCGCAAAGGATAACGTGATAGTCGGCGGACGAGGCATCGGCAAAGGTCTGATTCAAGCATCATGGAACCTCCGTAACTTTCAACGAATGCCTGGATCCTGCTCGGGTATCGTGGGCGTGAATGGCAAGAGAGTGTTGACGAACACGCTTCCGTCCATGCTCGTGCACTGGGAGAACTGGGGCTACAAACGAGATGTACACTGGTGCATCGGACGCAGACCGCCCGAATCATGGGGCTGGGGCAGGCCTATCTTTGAACCGCAGAATTACGACAATGTACTGTCCTTCTATAACGGAAGCATCGGGTACATCATCTCGCAGGACCGCTCGGGTACATCCAACTCACAGTCGTATGATGCCATCACGGTGGACGAAGCCAAGTTCATCGACTTCGAGCAACTGAAGAACGAGACCATGCAGGCGAACCGAGGTAACAAGATGCATTTCGGTCAGCACTATTTCCATCACGGGATGCTCATCACCTCGGACATGCCGCTGACCAAGGCGGGATCGTGGTTTCTCAACTACAAGGATAAATGCGATACCGAGTTAATTGAAGTGATACAAGCGACCGTATATAAGTGCTGGGAGGAGAAGAAGAGAATCAGGGACTGCAAGGCGACAGGGCAAAAGATACCTGAATATCTGTCATATCACTTGCAAAGTATGTACGAGAAACTATGTCAGATGCGCTCTGTGGCGCTGCTCTATCGGGAGTATTCATCTATATGGAACATGCAGGTTCTGGGTGAGAAGTGGGTAAACGACATGAAGCGAGACTTGCCGCCGCTCACCTTCATGACATCCATTCTCTGCAAGCCAATCGGTATCGTAAAGGATGGTTTCTATTCTTCGCTGACGCCAGCCCATAAATACCATGCCGTCAATTACAGTTATCTGGATAGCCTGGAATATCAGTTCGACAGGATAAAGACACCGTGCTCGCTATCAGACTCGGATGTAGAGCCGGATATGCCTATCTGTATCGCGTTCGACGCCAACGCCAACATCAACTGGCTGGTGGCTGGGCAACCGCACGAGCGGAAACTGCGCGTCTTGAAATCCTTCTATGTGAAGTATGAGCGCAAGTTGCCGGAGTTGGTTGACGACTTCTGCGAGTATTACCGACATCACAAATGCAAGTCTGTCGTGTTCTACTACGACCATACCTTCCTCAACGGCAACTATGCAGTCAACGATCAGGATTTCGCGTGGGTTATAGAACACCAGTTTATCAAGAACGG